TCAATTAAAAATACTGCATCTGGATCGTCAATGACGAATGCAGTAATATCACTAGCAGCAATACCGCCAGGATAAAAGTTACTGAATGTTGGTTTCTTAGTAGTTGGGTCTGTATAAAAACATCCGTTAAAAACGCCTATCACAGCATCCGATGTGTTAGGACCATGTCTTTGGATATTACCAGTTCCTAATGGTTCAACCATTTCTCCTTGGAATATCGCATCTGAATAGCCTGACGCAATCGTATATCTGTTTTGGGCTCCAACTAATGGTGTACCGTCTAGTTTTCTGTATGGTCTAAGACCAAACTTTTCACTTACGTTTGCCATGTTTTTGTTCTCCTTTTAACAGTTTATTTTTAACCCTAGTAGGTATTGCAAAATTATTTTTTGCGTCCACCACCAAAGGTCACTCTGGACTGTCTATCAATATTGATAGGCATATCCGGGTGCTGTTCCTTCATAAGATCATTGTCAACTGCGTTCATTCTATCTTGAGTAAGTCTTTTAAAATACTCAGCGCGTTGTTCCAATATCTCTACCGGTATCCTTGCCAGCACAAGGCCCCCAATTCCAATACACCCCTCGTATTTACCTTCGGTATAGAAAGGATATTTGTTTGTGCCGATCTCGTTTTGCACTTGTTCGACTTTTACAAATTCCCAACCTTCCCTCATTTTTTTAGATACATTAGCTGTATCTTCAAAACCTTGAACGGTTGTACGTATCCATCTATGGGCGTAACCGTTCGGTGCGGGTGGCGCATCCAAACTGGATGGTGGAGTCCATGATTTTTTAGCTTCCTTTGAAACTTTAGTCTCTGACTCCCGTGAAGTTCTATCAATTGTACTCATTATTTATCCTCCTTCACGTATCTAGCGTATTCCTCTAGTGGCACCCCTAATCGTTTAGCAATAGCTACTTGTGACTTGGTGAGTTTCACAGTTCTGCGTCCTTGTTGACTACGACCTGCCGAGGCAACCGTTTGGACGGGTTTCGGTGTCTCTTTTTTAGGCTCGTCCGTAGTGTTATCAAAACTATCAGGAAAATACTTCCTTAGTCTTGAATTAACTTCATTATAATACTCATCGCTATCCACTTCAATACCCTCTTGAGATATATTGTTGTGAATAGTTATGGCAGCATTAGTCATGACCTCATCATTTCCAAACCACTTATTATCTTCTGCCCACTTTTTGGCTTTAGGAGTAATCTGTGGTTGTTGTGATGATTCCGCTGTTTGAGGTTCAGCTTGTACGTTATTTGTTGTTGTTTTTGTTTCTTCTTCTTTTTTTTGTTTTTCTCTATTAGCTAATTCTAATCGAGCCTTTTCTTTTTCCACAGCTAATTGAGTTAACTTATCGTTAGCTTCCATTATTTGGGTAGCATCATTAGCTTCAATCGCTTGTTTCAAAGATACTTTGACTTGTTCTCTTTGTGCATCTACTCTTGCATCAAATTCTTTTAGATACTGTTCATCAGTCTCCTTAAATTTTAAAGAACTTTTGTCAAATTTTTTCTGTAAACCTTTAGCAAAATCAAGAGCTGCTTGTTCTCTTCTCTCAGCTTCTTTTTTTTGAAAAACAAGTTTATCTATTCTTTTTTGATAATCTCTTCTTGATTCTTGTAAGTTTGGTTTTTCTTCTTCTTTTTTTTCTTCTGTTTCTATTTTAGTTGTTTCGTCTTTATCTTCTGTAACCTCAATATTAGGTTTATCTGATTTTTCATCTTTTGATTTAGAATGATCTGTATATCCTAAATCAACTTCTCCTAAATTAAGATTGGGTTCTTCTTTTTGTTTTGGTTTTTCTTCAAGTTGAACACTTTCTTCTTTTACATCATCAGTATCTAGTTCAACTTCTTTTTCTTTGGCTAATAATGCTTCTGCACTATAGTCTTTTACTTCTGCCATGTTTATCCTCCTTTATTAAAATAAATGGAGAATATCTTCTGGCTTTTTTATAGTTCCTATAATTTCATCATCATTTAAAATACGATGTTCACCGTATTTAGTTTGAAATCTACTTCCAGTGTATCTGCCATAAATAACAAATTCACCTTCTTTACACCAAGCACCATTTGGAAATTTTTCTTTATCCTCATAACAAAGGTCTCCCATTTTAACTACAAGTCCAACTACTGTTGTCATTTGTATTTTATCTTGGGTTTCATCTGCTAGAATTACACCGCCTTTTGTTTTAGCTTGGCCTGACCATGGTCTGACAAGCATACGGTATCCAACTGGGTTAGGTATGATTTCAAGATATTTTTTGATGCCTTCTGAATCTGTAGGAATTTGTGATTTTACCTCTGCTTTATTTTCATTCTTACCGAAATCTGTAAGCTTGGGCTTAATCAATTGTACCATCGTTATTCTCCTTTTGCAGGTTTTTAATATCCTGAAGCAGCGTTTCTAAAGCGCTGAGTCTGCCACGAGCATACATTAATCGAGATTCTGTTTCAACCCCATAGCAAATGTGATCCTTAACATCTTTTATTTGTTTATTAATAACATTTACTATTTGGTCTTTAGTAAATGGATCTAACATTAAATTTTAAATGATTGTAAAACTTTTAATTTTTCTTCTGCTGCAGCTATCTTATCAACTAATTTATCTATCTCGTCTATGTGTTGTGGATGTTCTCCAATAGCTACTGGTTTTTCTAAGTAAATTTGTATCGTTGCATCAGCTTCTGAAATTTGTGCATTATATCGATCTTCTAATGCATCTAATATTGCTAATCTAAGATTCATATTGAATCTATATATTATACAAAATAATGTGCAATACTTTTTATTTTTTACCGTTATTACGGAATATTTGAGTGCCCTTAATTCCAAAAATACTAGCTACAACTAAAATCCAGAGATTAGTGAACCATGATGGAAGAGCTGCAAAATGTTCAAAAAATAAATTTACTTTTTCCATAGCTTCTGGATCATCACTTAGAACAGCCCATGCAAGAATTAAAATAGGTATTGTCAAAATTATTAAAACAAATTCGTCCTTATAATCATTTTGTCTAGCCTCTAAAAGCTTACCTTGATAAGCCTCTTCACCTCGTGCTTGTCTTTCTGCATGTAATAATTGTGCATCTGACATAGCCACTTTTGCTTTTTGTTTGTTTGAATAAATTTTCGATCCTGCAGATATTGCTAATTTTATTGCTTGAAACCACATTATTTTACTCCTATAAATTTAAATCCTTTTATTGCTGCCCCCATACCACGAATTCCATCTGGTCTATGAGGACAAGTCATAGAATTCTTTTTTCATTTTAATTGGTGGTACTTGTGGGTTAGGTCCTCTTTTTGGAGGAGGACCACTTGAAACTCCACCAGAATTGTACGCTTTGAAATTAAAAAAATTATCTTTTGGTTTTATTAACAATGGATCAATTGGTTTATTAGGTGTTATTGGCACTCCAGAAGAACTATCTCCGTTTCCTCTATTCATATTATCAGTAGTAATTGGTTTTTGTTTTTTTCTTTTTGGTGCAAATGGAGTATTTGCATCAATAGCTCTTTTGTATAAAAATCCTCCCCCAGGAACAACTAATCCCGCAGCTAATGCTATGGCTTTATTTGCATAAGTAGTGCTTGGACTTATCACTGATCTAGCGGCTTTTCTTTGTGCATCAAGTGCTTTTTTATTTTTAATTGACAAACTTTGTGGCCCGTCAAATTGCGCACTAGGATCTCTTCCTCCACCTCTTGTTCCACCAGTTGCACCAGTTCCTGGAGACATCGCTTTACCTTCTTTTGTATCAGCTTGTGCACCTGTAAATGCTTTTAAAATTTTATTTTTTCTTTTCATTATTTTTTCTTCCTAGCAATTTCAAGTTTCTCTTCTGCTATTCTAATTCTTTCTGCAGCTTGAGCCTCATTATTTTCAACTTTCATTTTTTCAATATCAAGTCTTTCTTCAATTTCATTTTCTCTAATATCATTTGATACAAAATCTTGTTCTGCTTTACGTTGCATATCCATAGCTCTTAGATCTAATTCTCTTTGTTTTAACATTACAATAGGATCTTGTTTTTGACCCATAGCTTCTGATTGTGCTAACTCAATTGTTAACTGAGAAACTCTATTTGCTATCATTGCGTTTATATCAATCTGCGCTCCTTGAGGATCTTGTTGTAATTTTGCCTGCATCATAGGATCATTTGCAATTAAAGCACCAACTTCACCTTGAGCTTTAAGTGATACGTGCTCAGATATGTGTGCTTGAAGTGCAGTATAAACTTGTGGGTTTATTTGCACCATTCTTGTAGACATAAACGCTCTATGTGCATTGATATGAGAATCATGATCTTGTTCTGGAAATGCTTTTAGTGGTTTCATTGCTAATACTTCCATATTTTCTGTAGCAGGATCTTTAGGCATCGGTCTTTCAAGTGGTTTTAAGATTTGATCAATATCTTGGGTCCCTAATGCTTCATAAACTCTTCGATATGCCTCTCTTAGGTTATGCATCATAGGATTTGACATAGCTATCTTTAAATTTTCGTTTGCAAGTGTAACTCTTTGGGCCATACTCATAATATTTGGGTCGGCAACTGGGATTACATCAACTCTATCATCAAAATCTGTCTGTTTTACTGCTTGATCAGCACCATATACAGAATATGGGTAGATAGGTGGTAAATATGTACCAAAAACTTTAGATAAAAGTCTAAATTCTCTTCTCATAGAGTAGTAACATCTCTTGTGTATAGCACTCATGACCCTCGAACCTCGCTCTAATAGGGAAACAGTGGTACCAACAGCTCTATTTTGCATGTCATTACCAGTATCCATGTTAGTTATAGCTGCAAACTTCTGTCCAGCTTGTACTACAAAGCCCATTAGTTGGTATAATGTAGATGACGGCTCTTTAAATGGTAAAATTTGAAACTGATCTTTAATATTTCCGCCCGGTGCATCCACATCTCTAAACTCTCCCGGTTGAAATGGCTGATCATCATCTCTAATTCTTATACCTCTAGACTTAAATCCAGCTGGTAAGTTGGATAATGTACCAGCGTCTAGTAATTGTCTTAGAGATTGTGTAGCTGTTCTACTTAATCCACCAATCATGTGAGTTAAACCAAAACCATAAAAGCCTAATCCAGGTAAAAATTTAAAATGTACAAAATATTCTTTACGTTTTTTTGTTTCATCTTCGATATCATAGTTACGATATATAGATAATATTTGTCCAGAGCCTTCATCAATCGTTACAATGTATGGAACCTTTACTTGTTTCTCTGGGTTTTGCATTTCAAACTCTTCTAAATTACAATCAACATGCATTTCTAAAACAGAGAATGAATATTGTTTATCTCCACCTGGAGTTACCCCTTCTAATTCTTGATATTTTTTTTCTATTTCTGTGGGGCCTGTTGAAGTTGGTTTTAATTCTACATCCCTATAAAATCCTGCTTGTTGTTTTTTTAAAATTTCATTCTCACCCATCTTGATTACATGAGTTATTCTTTCACAATCCATTAAATCTGTAGCATAGTATGGAACCACTAAATCTTCTGCAGGAATAAATTTAGACACAGCTCTTTGCATGACTTCATCGTAGTAAACCTTTTTAAATGCTGATCCTGCTAGTGCTAAATAAAATAATAATTGATCAAACTCTGGAGTATACTCCTCCATCTCTTCTGTGATCATGTAGTTCATAAAATCTTGAACACGTTGTGCTTGATTTATTTTGGCATCATCCTCCATTCCTAAAACTCTTGTTCTAACAGGTCCAGAAGATGGAAGTAATTCTTTATATGCTTGTGCTTGAAATTGAGTAACTGCTTCTGATAATAGTGGATGGGTCACGGATGCCGAACCACGAAACGGTCTGGTCATCTCTGTATGTTTGATACCAAGTAAATCTAAATTATTTGTATATGAAGTTTCCCAATCTTTTCTTGAAACTCTATCTTTTTTATAATCGTCAAGCAATTGATTAGACATTCTTTGCAAAACTTCATCAGACATGTCTTCTGCAATGTTTTTGTAAAATTCACTAGCTACATCAGCCACCTCTTCTATAGGTGCGTCTTGATTTGAGCCTTCTAATTCAACATCAACTTCTTCGGCATCAGGAGTTTCTAACTCCTCCACAATTGCTTTTTCGATTTCAGCCATTAATATAATTTAGTAGGTTTCATCCTCGCCATTCCACCACCGCGTGCTCTTATCATTTTGCCCGCTTTGGCACCGTCAAACATTCCTAGACCAGAATTTTCTTTCATCATAGCGTCAGACTGACTTTTGGTTTTAGGCATTGTTGGGGATAGCTTACCTTCTTTTTTTCTTTTAAGAACTTTCTTTTTCATTTTATCTGAAGTAGCTTTTACTTCACTTGCTTTCTCTTTAACTTCTCTCGGAAGTGCATCAGTATCAACTGTAGTTTTTACAGGTGTGTCTACCATAGTTTTTGCCCCAGAATCTATAACTCTTTGACCTCTTCTAATTTTTTTTGATGATGATGGTGTTTTCATACTTGGGTCTGCGCCAACTACACTAGTTGGTCTTTGTCTATTTGCTAACAAAGCACCAGCTCCAAGTATAGATGCTGCCATTGCTAGTCTTTTTCTTCTCGACATAATTAATCTCCTAATAATATACGTATTTACGTTGTCTGTAACTTTCAATCTCATCCTCGTCAGAATAAGTAGTTACAAACGAACCTTGCCTATATCTTAACATAGCCTGGGTAGTGCTGTCCACATAATCGTCATGTTCTCCATTAGGAAACGCTGCACACTCTTCGATTACTTCTTGAGCCCAATGTTCATCTCTTGGATAATATATTTGACCAGACTCGAATATAGGAGCACAAGCGTTGACTCGTGAATGTTTATCTTGTCCTCGACCTGGAGTGTAATCCATAACAGGAATTCCCATTCTTCTAAATTCTTGTAATAAACTT